GAGTTGCCGCCCGAAGACGTGGACCGCGGGCCAAATGCCGACCAAAGCTACCGGGCCGTGATGCTGGGCGGGCACGATTACTGGTTCACGGCTAAGGAGACGGCCAACGCAAGCGAGAGGGCGATCAAGTATTCGCGATGAAGACCGCTGTTCTCATTGCTCTTTCGATGGCGCTGGGCGGGTGCTCCATCTTTCCGCGTGCGCCGAAGATCCAGATCGGAGACGCGAAGGTCGAGGCCCCGCGCGACGCAGGCAAACCGGCCACGCTGGACAAGGGCGAGGTGCGGACCGCGTTCGAGATCCCGGCGCAGACGCTCATGCGCGTGGAAGAGATCGCGCCGACGCCAGCTACGGACACCGCGCCAGCACGGCCCGCGGTCAAGCTCACGACTTTCTCTTTCGGCGCGCCGACGCACTTTGAGCAGGTGGCCTCTACGTTGCTGGCCTCGACCGGCACGGTTGACACAAGCGTCGCGAAGAAGCGTATCGAGACGGAGAGCAAGGCCCCGCTCCTCTACGCGGCCATTGGCGCAGGCGTCGCCGCAGTGGTCTTCATGGTGCTCAAGTGGCCGACCGTCGCCCTCCTGTGCGGCATCGGCTCTGGCGCATTCTTCGCCGCGTGGCGCCTGGCCGACATTCCGTGGTCGGCCGGCCTGATCGCCCTTACTGCCGGCGGCGCCCTGATGCTGGGATACAAGCGCGCCGAGTGGGATGTGAACGGAGACGGCATCCCGGATCGTTTTCAAAAACCCAGCACTCCGACTCCCACAGCATGAGCGCCGAAACCACTCTCCGCGTGAAGACTTCTATCGCCACCTGGCTGTCCATCCTCGGTGCCATAGCTGCCGTGGTCGGTTCGTATACGCTCGCGCAGTCGCAGATTGCCGACCACGACAAGCGGATCATCCGGCTGGAGATGCGCGATGAGCAGGCCCGGAAGGACATGGCAATCATGCGCGAGCTACTCATCCGCATCGATGAGCGCACCGCCGAGATCAAGCGGAAGCAGGACATGCTAAAATGAACCCCGGCCAACTCGACCGCCTGATCACGCTGCAAGCGTACTCGGAGACCCGAGACGCGAACGGCGGCATTGTGGCCACATGGACGACCGTCTCCCCGCAGATCTGGGCGCGGCGCGTGGACAGGGGCGGGCGTGAGTTTCGCACGAGCAACCAGGTTTCCACGGCCTCAACCGCCAACTTCACCATTCGCCAGCACCCCACCATCACGGCCAAGCACCGGCTGGTCGACGCCGGGATCACCTACGAGATCCTCAACGTGCAGCCCGCGGACCGCAGCGGCTACCAGGTGCTCGAGGCAACCGCCATCAACCAATGACCTTCGAGGCACGCATGGCAGCGAACTTCGCGAACGCCGCAATCACGGCGCTCATCAGTACCCGCGCCTACCCGGTTGACGCTGGTCCGTCGCGGGCACTGCCGTACCTCACCTGGCGGCGTATCGCGTCGGCCCCCGAAGACACGCACGACGAGCAGAACCCTTCGCTTGAGGAGATTACCATCCAGGTGGACTTCTTCGCGGCGACTCACGAGGCCGCAACGACACTGCGGCGCACCGTGCGGACTGTGCTTCTGGCCGACACCGCGGGGGGGCCTGTCCTTCGCTCTAACGCCACCGACCTCGGCCACGACGACAACCTGCGATCCTACGCGGTCAGCGAGGACTTCACCTTCTGGCACAACGACGCCAGCTAATTCCGAAAACCCAAAATCACCGATAAAACATCATGGCTAAATATGCTGCAAAGGGCCTCGTGTTGGCCTACGAATCCGCGACCGGCCCGTCAGTCTGGTCGACGATTCCCTGCGTGGGGGACTTTGAGCTCCCGCTTGTCCCGACGAAAGAATCGATCGACGTCACCAACCACGACAGCGGCGGCTATGAAGAGAAGCTGCCCGGCATCGGCGTGCACGAGCCGCTGAATGTGCCGGTGGTTGCGTGGGATGGTGCCGCAACCCATCACGCCGCCATGGTCACGCGCTCTGGTGCGGACACGCTGACCAACTTCAAGGCTACGCTCAAAGACACGAAGGTCGCGACCTTCGCCGGCTACGTGAAGGGGGTGCGCGTGAACAACCCCGTCCGTGGGGCGCTGAGTGCGACGCTGGTCATTGAGATCACGGGCGCGATCACCATCACCTAACCATGAGCGAGCTTTTCACTCGTGTCGCCCTGGGCACGCAGGTCGTTCAGCTCCGAGTGACGCCACGCTTTCGCTGGCGTCGCGCCACGCTGGAAAATCCGGACTGGATCTCCGGTACCCGCGACACCGATCTGCGGCTCGCGTGCCTCATCTGGTGCATGCTGGATGGCGAGTACAAGAGCGCAGGCTCCGTGCAGGCCATCTTCGACCAGATCACTGATGCCAATCGCAAGGAGCTCTGGGACGCGGTCTCGCAGGCGTGGGAACTGGCCAATCCGAAGGCTGGCGAAAAAAACGAGCAAGGCTCGACGAACTCGCCACAGCCTTCGTCGAGCTGAACGTACCACCGGATGAATACTCGACGCTTGACCAAGGCTACATCGACGCACTCAACCGGGCATGGCTGAACAGGGAGACCAGAACAGCCCGCAGATTCGCGGCAATCTGCCTGATACTTGCGCGGTCCAACGGCGGCACCGCTGAAATGGAAGACATGATGGCGCTCGTGGGAGCACCCAAACAAGACGAAGACGATGGCGAATAGTATATACAAGAACTTCAGCGGCATGGAGGACCTGTCGAAGAATCTTCGAGGGCTCTCTGATGACATGCGTCTGCGCGTCACGGCCATTGCCGTGAAGCGTGGGGCGCGCCCGCTCTTGCGATCCGCAAAGCGCCACGCAGGAAAGTCTAAGCGGACGGGCGCGCTCCAGAAGTCTCTTACCTCCGTGACGAGGCAGTACAAGCAGCAGGCGACCGCGATCGAGGTCGTTGGCCCGAATCGTGAATATTACTCCGAGGGAAAGAAGCTGGGCAAGGGAGCGAGCAGGGCCGGTGCAGACCGCCCCACGAAGTACGCCCACCTTGTGGAGTATGGACACTATTCAACGGCAGGGACTGGAAGAAAAGCCAGTGTCTCTGTCGGCACCTCGCGGCGCAAAGGCACCTTTGTCGAGACGTCGTTTGTTCGCGGTCAGCCGTTCATGCGGCCTGCGCTCGCGGACAGCAGGGCCGCTGTACGTTCTGAGATGGAGGCAGTCGTGAGTGCTGCGGTTAAACGATACGCAAAATAATCTAAGCCATGGCATCCGTAGGCAATCTATCCGCCACAATCTCAGCGAACGCCAACCCGTTCATCAAGGAGTTCGACCGTGCAGACCGTGAGGCACGCAAGAAGACGCAGTCAATCGGGCAGTCGATTGACAAGATGCAGGGCGACATTCGAAAGAAGTTCTCTGGGTCACAGCTCGGAGGCAGTATTCTTTCCGGCCTCGGCATTGGCTCGGGCTTTGCCATCGCGCAACAGATAGCGGATCGCATCTCTGAATCCTACAAGCAGGCAGCGGAAGCGGCAAAGGTTATCGAGGAAATGAGCGTGCGCTCACTTGAGCACACGAAGAGAATGCTGGCGCTTCGAAACGAGGACAGGACTGACGCGGAGAAAATCATGCTTGCTGAGCGCGAGGCGCAGCAGGCGCGCAGTCGGTACGAATCAGCCAGCGCGGATAGGTACAGAGCCAAAGTTGGATTTTTTGGAAACAGCCTTGGTAACGAGGTAATTCCGAAGACCCCGGAGGAGCAGGAGCAGATAAAGAAGCTACTGAAGGAGGCGCAGGATCTTGAATACGAGTTTGCGAAGCTCTCTAGGTCGTCGAATATCAAGGGCGCAGAGGAAAAGCTAAACGACTTTTTCGGAAGCGTTGAGCGCGGCGCTGCTAAGATCGGAGAGGACGTCAACACCAAGCTCCGCGACTTCTTTTACACCATCGACAACCCTCCCGACATTGGCGCGGTGGAGGAGGCGTTGAATCAATTCTTCGACTCCGTTGAGCACGGTGCGGAAAAAATAAGCCAGAACGTGGACACGGCGCTCCGCGATTTTTTCTACACGATCGACAACGCCCCCGAGCTAAACAAGTGGACAAAATACAAGGAGGGGATGCTAGACATCTTCCAGAGCATTGGCGACCGCTCCGCCGCAACGTTCTCCGAGATGGTGCTTACAGGTGAGAACGCGCTCGATTCCTTGATCCAGTCTGTGGCCGACGCTTTTCTGCAGATGGCGTTCCGCATGGGCGTGGTCAACCCGCTGCTCAATGCGGCATTCGGCCTGACCGGATCCAGCATTCTCCCCGCTTTCTTTGGCGTGGGCGCAGGCAAGGCCGATGGAGGACATGTCAACGCGGGGATGCTTTATCCTGTAAACGAGCGTGGCGTGGAGATGTTCGCCCCGAGCACATCGGGCACCATCATCCCCAACCATAAGCTCGGCGGCGGCGGCGCTCGCAATGTCTACAACATCGACGCCCGCGGGGCCACGACCGATGCAGTCAAAGAGCTCAAGGCCATGATGGCCGCGATGAACGCTTCGATTGAGCCGCGCTCTGTCGCAGCCGTGCGCGACGCGGACCGCCGGAGGAAATAACCATGGCCACGATCTCACTCCCCAGCTCGACAGCCTGGCGCGATGTCACGCCTACGCACACCCGGCTCGCAGGTGAACGCTCGTCGCCCTACACCGGGGCCACCACCCAGCACGACTGGGGCGTGGAAACGCAGACATTTGAATTCACGGTGCCGCCCTGCAAGCAGACCACCGGCCTTGCGTGGGCGGAAGCGCTGCGTCAGCTGGCGATTCCCGGCAACACGTTTGTCGCTGACGTTTCCCGGTACGTCGGCACCGGCACCGCCGACAAGACGGCGCTGACCATGCGCCTCGTGCGCGGGTCGGTGCGTCACTACGTGGACCGCCAGAAGGTCCACAGCATCAGCTTCACGGCCACCAAGAACCTATGAGCCGAGACATGACATCAGCGATGCAGAGCGCGCTCGCGGCGCCTGTCGTCAAGCCTGCCATCATCGTACGCCTCGACTTCGCGACGGGCGCCGTGCGCGTGCACAGCGGCGTCGGCAATCTGTCTTTCAACTCCGAGACGTACACCGGTCTCGGCGCGCTGGGCGCGGTGGCCGACATTGTCGAGACGATTGACGGCTCAAGCAACACGTGCGACCTGCAGATGGTCGCCTCCTCTGCGTTGATCGCGCTCGCCCTGGGAGAGATTGGCGGCGCACGCGGCCGGCAGGGGCGCGTCTGGTTCGGAGCTTACGACCTTTCCACGGGGCTCCTCATCTCTGATCCGATCATGCGATACAGCGGCGTCATCGGCACCATCTCGCACGACGACAACGGCGAGACCGGCAAGCTGGTGATCGGTCTGGTCGACGAGACCGGCGACCAAGAGCGGCCGCGGACGCGCTACTATAACATGGCCGACCAGCAGCGGATCGACCCAACCGATACGTCAATGAAGGGCGTGGTCGATCTACCGAACAAGCAGTTGAACTGGGGCAATTCCAAGGTGTTCACCGGCAATCCGCGCAGTGATGGCGGTGGCGGCGGCGATTCTACGAGCGACCAACTATGATTCCACGACCGGAAAACTGGCCCGACCTTCTGGCGAATCACCTCCAATCGTGGCGGTGGAAAGAGTTCACCTGGGGGCAGACCGACTGCGTGCACTTCTGTGCCGACTGGCTGCAGGTGGTCGGCTACTCAAACCCACTGGCCGGGTTGCCGAAATGGGAAAGCGCCCTCGGTGCGGCTCGCGTGTTCAACGGCCTCGGCGGCTTCGAACACGCGGTGCAGGCTCAAATGGCGGCGCTCGAACTGCCGGAAATTCCGCTGGCCTTTGCGATGCGTGGCGACCTTGCGATCGTCCGCATCGACGAAGAGCGGCTGGCACTCGCGATCGTCAACGGGCGCGGCGCAGCCGTGCGCTGCGAGGACTTGGGCGTCTCTGAAATCCCGTATCAAGCAAACGCCGTCCGGGCGTGGAAAGTCTAACATGCCACAAGCAATTCCAGCAATCGTGTCATGGGTCGGGACGGCGCTATGGTCAGCCACCTGGGTGACAGTTGCGAAGATCGCCATCGTGGTCGGCTCCGCGCTCTACTCGCGCAACCAGGCGAAGAAGGCGCAACGGGCTTTCGCCAGCCTCCGCGACCAAGGCACGACCGTTACCTTTTCCGACCCGATGGCGGTCGCAGCGCTCGTCTACGGCGAATGCCGAATCGGCGGCGTCGTGATCCACGCCGAGACCACGGGCGCGAGCAATAGCAGCCTGCATCAGGTGATTGCGCTGGCCCCGCATGACCTGAGCGAGATCGACGATATCTACTTCGGCGACGAGGCACTCGGGATGCCGTGGAATGGCGGATCCCCATCGAATGTTCCAGACGTGACTTCGCCGTACTACGGCAAGACGCGGATCAACCGAAAGATCGGCGGCGGCTCTGCTGACTCTGAACTTGTTGCAGAGTCAGGGGGCGGGTGGACAAGCACCGACAAGATGACCGGCATCGCCTCGATCTACGTCCGCACGCAGTGGGATGTGGACGTTTTTCCGCAGGGGCTTTCCTTCAACATCTCGACCGACGTGAAGGGCAAGGAGTGCTACGATCCGCGAGACACGACGACGGCCTACAAGAACAACAACGCTCTCGTGCTGCGCGATTACCTGACTGAGCACTTGGGCTACCCGACGGCAGAGATCGATGACGCCGATGTGAACGCCGCGGCGAACATCTGCGATGAGTCGGTCACGATTGCCGACGCAACCTCTCAGAAGCGATACACCTTCAACGGCCGCATCTTGACCGACACGAAGCCAGCCGATGCCCGGCAGATGATCGCGCGGGCAATGGGCGGCTGGTGCGCGAAGATTGGCGGCAAGTGGCGCATGGAGGCTGGCGCCGCAAAGTCTTCTTCGCTGTCACTTACGCCCGACGACTTTATTGGGGAGATCGAGTGGCTCAACCAGGATCCGATTTCCGACGCATGCAATGCGGTGCGGGTGACCTATCTCGACCCGAAGAACAACTGGCAACCGGCCACCGCTCCCCTCGTGCGCAAACTGGTCACCGCTCCGAACATCACGGCGGGCGCACGCTGCACGATCGTTTCGCTGGGTACCACGAACTTCACGTTGATCGGCGCGGCCTCGAACACGGTGGGTTTGACGTTCACCGCTTCAGGTGCGGGCACCGGCACGGGCACGGTCGACCCGTACCTCGGCGAAGACAACGGCGTCGAGCACGTCCGCGACATCGATCTGTTCGGCGTCACCAACGAGGCGACGGCCTTGCGGCTTGGGCGCATCGAGCTTGAGCGCGCACGGCATGGGCTGACCTTCACCACGCAAACCGGGCTCAAGGGCCTCAAGGTGCAGGCCGGCGATTGGGTTGACGTGACGTTTTCCCGCTATGGATGGACCTCGAAACTCTTCGAAGTCGTTGAGCACCGGACTGTGCATGAAGTTCAGGAGTCCGGCATGTTCATCAGCATCCGACTCGTGCTGCGCGAGGTGTCGTCCGCGATCTACACGCGCACGGCCGCCGACGAGACGACTGCAGACCCGGCGCCGAACACGACCCTGCAGAATCCGCGGGACGTCATCGCTCCGGTGCTCGGCACTCTGGAGAGCGACGACGCGCAGCTCACCATCGATTCACGCGGGCAGGTTGTTTCTCGCATAAAGGTTCCGTGGACCTGCGCCGACGTCTACGTCACGAGCGGCGGCACCTTCGAGCTGGAATACAAGCTCTCGGCCGACACGGACTGGCTGCCCGCCCCCATCGCTCCACCGAAGGGCAGCGATCAAGTGGCATGGATCGGGCCGGTTACAGACGGCGAGGACTACGACGTGCGCATCCGCGCCGTCAACGGCATCGGCGTGCATTCCGA